AACAACTGATTACGTTCTTGCTGCTCAAGAAATGTCACGTTAATAGGGAGTTAACATGGCTAACGTAGTTAACACTCAGATTATCATGGATGGTAATCGCAATGCTGTTGTTAAAGTTACAGGAGTCTTAGACACATCTAACGTCGCAGCTTCTGGTACTTTAGGAACTGCGTCTTCTGGTGCTACGACTTCTGGTTCTAAAGTCATTACATTTACTGCTGGTGGTTTAGCTCCAGTTGTTGGTCAAGGTGTTACTGGTACTGGCATCCCTGCCGGTGCTTACATTGCTACTATTACTAGTACAACCCAAGTAGTATTAAACGTAGCCGCTACCGCAACAGGTAGTGGTCTTACTTTTTCTTTGGTTGCTGGTAGTATTATTATTGTTGACCCAGTTAACTATGCTTTGATACCAACAGGATTTAGGATTGATCATCTTGATTATTCTATTTCAGATCCTTTAGAAGTTCGTTTATTTTGGGATGGTAGTACCCAGGTAGATATTATTCCTATTGCTGGTCGTGGTAAGATGAGCTTCTGGAACTTTGGTGGTCTACAGAATAATGCACCCAGTCCTACTGGTCGTATTGCTCTATCCACAGCTGGTTACAATACTACAATAGGAACAACACCTTTAGTGTTCTCCGTAGTTTTAGAACTGGTTAAACAAGGCGTTCAGTAATGCAAGTTGCTCAAAGCAACGCTAAAGAACTACAACTATCAGCTCGAGTTATTCGGGCTGATGGTACTGTAGTTGAACTTGGCGTTATTGATTATTGGCACAAAAACCCAATTAAACGTTTCATATGGAGAATTAAAAAATGGCTACACTCTTAGTTAATACTGGGAAAGCTATTGTTACCAACTACCTAATCGCTGGTGGTGCTACTCAACCTAAGTATGTTGGGTGGGGTACAGGTGCTGGTACAACTGCAATAACAGATACAACTTTATTTACCGAAGTCGCTTCACGAGCTACAGGTACTGCAACTCAAGTTACAACTACTACAACTAATGATACTTTTCAAGTTGTAGGAACTCAAACAGCTGGTACTGGTGAAACCATTACTAATGCTGGTTTATTTGATGCAAGTACTTCTGGCAACTTGTTTGCTAAAGGTGACTTTACAGGTATTGCTCTAAGTACTGGTGACAGTATCCAGTTTACTTTTAAAGTACAATTTAGTTAAAGGTTTTATATGGCAATGAATGGCAAGGTGGTTAATGGCGTAGTTGTTAATGGAGCTGATGTTAATGCTTATACTAAAGTTTTAACTATTGCATCTACAGCATCTACAACAATAGCTAACCTAGCTAGCCACTTAAAATCAATTATTACGACGGCGGCAACTTCGGTTGCCTCCTTAGTTTCTACTAAAGTAAAACCCGTTATATTAACGGCGACTGTTACATCAACAGTTAATTTAATTAAAAAAGTTGGTAAATTAATAATTACAACAGTTGAGACGTCTTCAGTATTACTTACTGAACGAGCTTCTCATTTTGTAAGTTTAATAATTACAGCAACAAGTACATCTCGTGTGTACAAACAAATGAATTCATTATTAGCTGCTTCAAGTACAAGCATTGCTTCTGTAAAGAAAGCAGTTAATACTTTACTTACGGTTTTAAGTTCTAGCACAACTAATATTATTAAACTAGTAAATAAATATATAACAGCAACACAAGCTAATACAGTAACACTTTTAAAGAATAAACTTATATATAAAATACTTACCATTGTAAGTACGTCATCAATGACAATATCTAGATTTATAAATAAATATTTAATTTATATAAGTACAAGTGCTATCGTAACACAACATGCTGTTACTAAGTTATTAACAATTGTTTCAACTATTGTATTTAATTTAATAGTTAACGTTATACCAAAGTTTGGTGCTGACTTAGCTAAAACACTTTCTGTTGTTAAAATTAGAAATCTCTTTTCTGGAAAGAACTAAATGGCCGAGTCATTTTCTTATAAACTAACAAACGAGAATGAATTGTTTGCTTTTGACTTTAGTCAGGTACTTGCCTACAATGAGACTATTTCTACAGCAACATCTTCTATAATTGTTATGGATGGTACTGACGCCAGTCCTTCTAGTATGCTTGTAGGAAATCCTGCAATTACTAGTTCTAAAGTTAATCAAAGATTATCTGGTGGTGTTAGTGAAGTTACATATAGATTGATTGTCACTATTACAACAAGCGGTGGTAATACTATTACAGCTGTTGGTGATCTACCAGTCTATGCAAACAATCTGGTTTAATTATGAGTTATCAGGCCAGATACGACAAAGGTAATTGGAAGGCGATTTGTGAATCGTGTGGTCGTATTGTTAAGGCCTCTGACTTACAAAGACGTTGGGATGGTTACATGGTTGACGAGCGTTGTTTTGAAACAAGACAACCTCAAGATTTTGTAAGGGGTGTAGCTGATTATCAAGCGCCTCCGTTTACTAGACCAGAACAATCAAATGTTTATATTCCAGTTACTATTATTTATGATAACTATGGACAACTTTTAATACAACCAATAACCAGTACAGACAATAGTTCAATTACAATTTTAATTGTACCAAGTCCTTTAAAGAGTAAACAAACTCTAAATGGTACTAATTTATTATTAAACAACACTACATTAGGATAACAAATGGCACAACCATTATTTACTAACAATGCAGCAACCACGTTAGCTTCTAGCATTACTAACGTAGCAACAACACTTACCGTTGCTTCTGGTACTGGTGCTTTGTTTCCATCTCCAACCGGTAGTAACTATTCATATGTTACATTAATTAATGCAGCCGGAACTGTTCTTGAGATTGTTAAATTAACAGCTCGTTCTACAGATACATTAACTATTACTAGAGCACAAGAAGGTACAACTGCATCAGCTTTTAGTACTGGTGATAAAGTTGAGTTACGTGTTACTGCTGCTGGTATGACAGATACTTTTAACAATGGTGGTGTTCAATCTATTGTTGCAGGTACTGGTATTTCTGTGTCTTCTGCAACTGGTAATGTTACAGTAACATCAACTGTTACAAGTCCTATACCTTCTGGATCAGTCATGCTGTTTTACCAGTCTGCTGCACCTACTGGCTGGACACAAGTAACGTCATTAAACGATTATGACTTACGCTTAGTTTCTGGTGCTGGTGGAACTACTGGCGGTACAACTGCGTATTCATCTGTATTTACTAATCAAACACCAACTATTTCAGTAAACGTATCAGGTTTGAGTGCTGGAGCAACTACTCTTTCTACTGCACAGATGCCTAGTCATAATCACTATGCAGGAAATTCTACAAATATGGCTGGATTATTTGGGTGTCTTACATATGGAACTAATCGGGCTGGCGCTGCAGCAGGGTGCGGTAGTAATCTATACCCATATACAAATTCTCAAGGCGGTGGCAGTTCACACACCCACTCTATTTCAGGTTCAGCAACAGGCTCTTCTACTGCAGTTACTTTGAATGTCCAATACGCTAATATTATTATTTGTAGTAAAAACTAAATGAAAATTGAACCTAAAAATAATTGCCCATTGAATAAGTTTGAGCCTTGTAAACAATTAGATTGTGCTTGGTTTATTGAAATTCATGGGACACATCCTAATACTGGCGAACCATTAAAAGATTGGGGTTGTGCTATGTCTATGATGCCTATGATGTTAATTGAAAATGCAAGACAACAACACAGTACAGCTTCAGCAGTAGAATCATTTAGAAATGAAATGGTTAAAGCAAATGAAACAAGTCAAAAAGTATTACTTGCCGCAACTCAGATCCCACAAAATATTCAACCTTTTATTTTGGAGAATAAAGAATGAAATTAACTATTATTGTAGATGACAAAGCAGTTTATATAGATGGTGTAATGAAGGCTTATGCTCCATTACCTTTAGATTTAAGCGAATGTGGTATTCCAACTAATGTTCATGCTTTACAATGGAATGAGACTGCTGGATGGATTGAATTTAAAGATAATCCTGATGGCACAAAACCAACAAATGAACCTATTACAGTTTTACCTGATTGGGCAAATGCTTGTGTAACAGTTTGGAATAATTGGACACCTTATGTTCCACCAACACCCCCAGAATCTGAACAACCAGCAACAACTGGTACTAAAACTGCATAATGGATGCTTTGCTAAACATTGGTCCTAAGCATAGTTTTACTTATGAGGGAGCACAATTAAATGTGTATCATGCAAATAAAGGACAAGGACTGACTAAACATCAGCATTTTTATTCTCATGCAACTATTTGCCATAATGGGTCTTGTTTAGTAAGTCTTGAAGGCCGTAGTTACACAATCAATAAAGACAGTCAACCTTTAAACTTACCTGCTGGTGAATGGCATGAGATTGAAGCCTTGGAAGATGGCACAGTATTTGTTAACGTATTTGCCGAAGGAAAGTATTAAATGATTGATGAAACAGCAGCCAGACTTGATAGCCATGAAGCCGTTTGTGCTGAACGTTATTTAGGAATTAACAGTAGGTTAAAAAGATTAGAACAAATTCTTGTAGTGTCTTGTGGTTTTATTATTGCAACACTATTAGCTTTAGTAACTAAATTAAATTAGGGAATTAAAATGTCAAGTACATTTACAGTCAGTCGTGATCAGATTATTAAACAAGCGTTGATCAAGTTAAACGTACTTGAGATTGGTGATACTCCTGATGCAGAAACTATTGCTCACTGTTCACTAGCTCTTAATCTTTGGATTAAAGAAGCAGCTACCCATGGTTTAAAGATTTGGAAAAACGAAGAACTTGTAGTACCAGTAACTGCTAATCAAACAACATACATATTAGGCGGATCTAGTTCTGCTCTTATGTACGATAGTTTTGATACAACATTTACTACACCAATTACGGATAAGCCTCTTAAGCTTATTCAAGCTTGGTATCGTAACAATGAAGCCTCACCACCAATTGATGTTCCGTTACAGATTTTATCTAAACAGGAATACAATACATTAGGATCTAAATATTCTACTGGTGTAGCTAATAGTATTTTCTATGATATTAAACAAAACAATGGCATCTTGTATGCCTATCTTACACCTAATACGTTTGTAGCTACTAATTATTATTTACATCTTGTTATGCAAATGCCAATGAATGATATTAATAAAGCTGCAGATGTTCCAGACTTTCCCAATGAATGGATGAACTGTCTTGTATGGAACTTAGCTGATCAATTAGCTATGGACTACACAGTACCAGCCAATCATAGACAAGAAATTGCTACTCGTGCTTTAGGCTACGCAGAGCATATGACTAACTGGGATGTTGAATCAACAAGCACGTTCTTCCAACCTGACTTACGGATGAAGAACTATCACTTTGGAAATACAGTGTAATGCCTACAGAACGTACACCACTAACACAACCTATTGAAACAAGGGACGGGACTTTAACCAAGGACTCAAAGAGTGTTAATGGTTACTTTGAAAGTCGAGATAACAAACGAGAGTTTATTAAACGTCCTGGCCTTACAACAGTTACATTAGATAACCCGTTACCATCTTCTGATGGTCAGGGTATCTATTACTACAATGGGTATATATACTCTGTAGTAAACAATACAGTATACAAAACAAATCCAAGTACAAATGCAACTACTACGGTAGGTACAATTACAGGAACAGTAAAGCAATGTTATTTTACTCCTTCCTTTCTTGGTACATATTTATTCTTTCATAATCAAACTAATGGTTATTTTATCAATGGTTCTACTGGAGCATTTTCCCAGATCACTAATGATAAAGTAGCTGTTGTTACTATACTTACTGGTGGTACTGGGTACACAGATGCAACAGCTTCTGTAACCTTCTC